CCGCTACAACCGCTACAACCGCTACAACCGCTACAACCGCTACAACCGCTACAACCGATACAATTAAAGCACCCTTCGTTGCTTTCGTTGTCCTTTTCGTAGTCTGGATTGTTGTCTGCAAATTCCTGCGTTACACCGTTTTCTTTTCTATCAGTACGGTATAAAAATGCTTTGTAATTTTTAAAAATCTTTGTCATATTATTTATATTTTTTCAATTATTATCACGTTATCAATTCCGGTGGCGAGTCAGGCGGCGGGTTGCGCTGCAGTTGGTTTAGGGGTTAACTTCACCTTCATTTCATCCTTAACAGCTACCAAAGCCTTTTTAATATTCGCAGGTAGCGATGTAAACACCGCCTGTAATGCTGGTAATGTAGCCGCTGTCCTCAGCTTTGCATCGGCCTCTTTAGTTGCTGCCAGTAAAGCCTCCGCTTCTGCCTGTTTTGGATCGATGCCGGTTTCGCACCAGTTGCGAACTAAAGCGCCGGTTGCCTCAGTTATAAAAAATGGATCTAAACCTTCAAATAATTCAGTACGATCTTTACCCGCAATAGCTTTATGTGTATCTCTATCCAAAGATAATTGCAGCGACCATTCGTATTCGGTAGTATCACGTTGGATATTTTTCATACCAACCTTTTTTACCTTCTTATCATCGCCCATCACGGTTTCCATCTTAGCACGGGCGCAAGCAATGATGTGGCATTTAGATTGCAGCATAGCGTGCAAAAACGCTTCATGGCGTGGTGTCGTTTCATTCCATGCGCTCCATGTATTACCACGGTATTTCTGCTGCGCTAATGCCTCATTCAATTCAAGGCAACCGCCAGGGCCAGACCATTCGTGCGAAGTGCTATCGATAATGATAACCTCCATTCCTGCATCTTCGCAAACCTTGATGGCTTGCACAAATTTCTCAGGATTAAAGGGCGGCGCTAAGTCTAAGGTTTGAAACGGGCCTAAGTGGCTGTAAAGGCTACCCGAGCTGTTTTCGGTGTCTATTAAAGCAATCTTACCCCAATCACCTGTCATGCCATAAGCGAATCGGAGCGCTCCCTTTGTCTTTCCCGATCCTGCTACACCATCAATACCAATCTTTATTTTAACCTTTTTTCTGGTTGCCGTTTGTAATTGCATTTTATATTTATTTATGGTTGAAAAATAATTTTAAAAAAGCCCGTGTAGAAACACAGGCCCGTGTTTACCAAAACTGCTTACGCAATTGTCCTATGAAAAAACCACCGCCCCGTGCGACTTCCAGTATCATTTCTTGTCGCTAAACCCTGCCCGTGTCTACGTAACCGACAACAGGTGATAACCTTACGGGACGGTGGCTCGTCATTCCCTATACTTATCCTTCGCTCTTTCCTGCTCATTCTCCGCCTTCAACTTCTCCCTATCCTCATCACTCAACCCATCAATCCACTTCCACTTCTCAGCCAGGGCCGTCGGCTTATACCTCTTATAGTTCCTGTGCGTTAATACATCTTCCGGGTTAAGGGCTATGTGTTTCTCATATTCGATCTGTTGGGGGGTCATGGCTGAAGTGCTTTAATGGTTTGTTCGGCTACCCACGCACGTAACTTTAATTGTAAGTGCCAGCAGTTATCATGTACAAGGTCGATAGAATTAAAATAACTTGAAAGACCAATAGCGAAAAATATACTGTGTATTTTTGATATATTTATTTCCCCGTCAACAATCTTAACATCAAAAGTGGCTCTGATAGATCCATTGGTATCTTTTAATTCCGTAGTTATGTTTTCGATTAGCATAACTTCAATTTTTTAGCTTCGTTATCAATAAGCGTTAGTATCGCTTTATTGCCTGATTGCTTCTTCTTTTCAGCAATCTTCTCTAACAGCCGCACCTGTGCTACTGTTTCAAACCGTACTGTTCTGGATAAGTTCTTCTTCATGCCGCCAATAGCCGCCCTATTTACAGGTGCGGCTTTGGTCGTAGATGGAACCTTACAGGAAACCATCAATAATTTTCTGCTTCAATTCTTGTTATAAAAAAGTGAATACCTGTTGAGCATTCGTTAGTAAAATCTTCGTTAAAAGGTTCGGACGGCCTTACCCGATCACCTACTTTGTAAGTGAAGGAGTGATAATGTGAGCTACGGGCGATATCAGCCCCAATTATTTCTAAAACATCCGCATATTCGGCCCTGCATTTCCTGCCAAAAGCATTGTTTCTTTTTGCTTCTTTTGGGATAAGTAATTTTACGATCACGCCGTTTTCGCATTTTTTCCATCCTATAATATCTCCATCTGCGCACACACGGGTTAGGGCTATTGCGTAATCAGCATTTAACGCACCACTAAGGTCGGCACTTCTAAGGTCGGCACCACTAAGGTTGGCACCACTAAGGTTGGCACCACTAAGGTTGGCACCACTAAGGTTGGCACTTCTAAGGTTGGCACCACTAAGGTTGGCACTTCTAAGGTCGGCACCACTAAGGTCGGCACCACTAAGGTCGGCACCACTAAGGTTGGCACTTCTAAGGTCGGCACCACTAAGGTCGGCACTTCTAAGGTCGGCACTTCTAAGGTCGGCACCACTAAGGTTGGCACCACTAAGGTCGGCACCACTAAGGTTGGCACCACTAAGGTTGGCACCACTAAGGTCGGCACCACTAAGGTTGGCACCACCCTTTATAGCTTCCCTAACAGTTTGCGCTATTGTATTATTTTCTTTTTCATACTCGAAAATAATCGATCCTGTCCAGCGGTTAGTAATTGAAAGTTTAATCTTTGTCATTGTGTAAAGTTTTTGATTGTTATTTAATACTGCTAAATTATGGTATCATTATGATACCGTCAAATTTATCTTTGCAACACCGTTACAATTTCACATCCTCCCTCCTCCCGTTCCCGTTCGGCATCCTGCTGCACACCATAATTATTGCCGCTGCGGGTAATGCCCATGCAAGCGATACCAGGCCGATGGTCATGGTGTGAAGGATGTGGAGGACTGTTCTCATAGTGAGTAAGTAAATATGTTTTTACCGGGAGTTTTTATGTAAAATGCGTTTCCATTACTTAAAGCCTCCTTTATTTTTAAAGCGAATGGTTTTAAAACGCCATTGTATGTAGTCCTTACACACTTATCATGGTATTTTTTACCATTAAACATTATCACCCTACCAGGAGAAGTTAGTCCTTTAAATACAAAATTAGACGCTTTGTATATCGTGCCGTTATGGTTGTAAAAATTATCTGCGTAACTAACAACTGTTTTTATCTCTGTATTTTTTCTTAACCATCTTAAACAATGACCTATAAAAAAACTTTCAGTATTTTTTGGCGTTTCATCTATACAGCATAATCTTCTTAACTCTATAACAGAACTTTCATCTGACCCATATTTTTTATAAGCGCCAGCCATTGCCATTTTACCAAAAATTGCAGCCCCTATTAAGGTGTGTTCCTTGTTAACTAATTTAAAGCAATATTCGCTATGCAGGCCGTTTATACTTTTTGAGTAGTGCCATGTTTCTATAAAACTCTTTATCTCCGATCTGCTGCAAGCATCCACAGAAAATGTTTTAATTTCGCTCATAACTTTTCTATTTGCCCCACCACCCTTTCGTTAAGTATCTCTACCATAGCGGGGCGATTGTCGGTGATCATTTGTTTTATTTCCAACACTATTAATTTAGCGGGCAAACCGTTTTTAATGCCGCCACGTATCGCACGGCTTACCATATCAGTTTTACCGTGTACCAGCCGCTCTATGCGGTCGATAAACCCCAGGTAGGCAACCGGATCATTCTGGTTAAAGATGGCCCCGGCTAAGGGGTGGAGGGGTGAGGATTGGGAGAGGTTACAGTTCTTCATCAGCTATAATTTTATTGAACCTGGCTTTTACATCGTCATGGTTCTTTTTCTTAACATAAGTTACGCACTGTACTTTCAGTTCCTTTTTAGGTTTAGGCTTTGGGCCTGTTTTCTTTTTCATACCACAATACTACAACTTATTATCCATACATAACTATTATGTACTAATATTTATTTTAGCAACCATGTTGCAAACAGCCCCAACATAAAAATGCCGGGGCTGTTGATAGAAACCAAGAAAACTTTAAGGAGAACCAAATTGCAGGCTTTTTACATTTTTTATACACTATATTTAAAATCATTCAGCCGGTTCATCCAGCCTTTAATAAACTTTTTCTGCGATGGGTTGTTCGCGACAATGTCATTAATAAACTTTACCCGGGCTGCAAATATTTGATCAAAGAATTTTTTCGGATCTTGTGCATTTACTGCAGCAATTGTTTTAGGCCCTACTACACCATCAGCGTTTAATCCTAATAACCTTTGCGGAATAACGATCCCCCACTTACCGCTTCCCCAAACCCAATCAACCAGGATATCAGCAATAGATTGGTTAAAGATTTTATCAGCCTGCCACCTATCCCAGTACTGCCTTAAAACACGACTAAAATCGCCTTTGGTAAGCAATTTTACATCGTTAGCGTCTATGTCGCCATCGCCATCTTTATCTACTCCAACGCTTTTCCATGTTGCTAGCGTAATTCCATATTTTGTTGGGCCGCCCTTATCCAACGGATCGTTTACATATTTATCGCTTTCCCATTTTACGATAGAGGGAGCTAATAGTTCAATGTTTGCCATGTTCAATTGCTTTTTTTAAATCCCATCCAAGTCTTCCTACCCTAGACAGAAATGTTTGTAAATTAATAGATTTTAACCTGCATATCTTTGTACCCATGTTCTATTGCCCAACTCCCAAACACGTCAAAATTATTCCAATCTTCACATACAGCTATTCCTTTACCGCCATAGTATTTATTGTTTAAATTATTGCACCGTCTTCTAATTCCTTTCCATACATTATACAGCTTAGTGCCTTTTCCTCCATGCTTGTAATTATGATTACTACTTGCAGATTGCGATGGCCTTCCTTTTAATTTATACATTTTTTTTTATCAAAGATAATAAAATTCATTAACTAACGCCTTCCCATTTAGTAATCAGCGGTGTAAGTAATTCAATCTTTGCCATTATATTGTTGTTTTAGTTTTAAATAACGCCGCTATGTCTTTGCGGAATATCCAGGCGGGGATCAACAACAACAACCACATTAAATTCCATCTACTCACCTCCTTATTCTTACTATACGTACTGATCTCACTGGCCTTATGCACCTGGATGCGTACGGCGGATGCTGCGGTACTCCTATGCCCGCTGCTATCAACAACATCAACCGCCGTTACTGTAACAGCCTTAGCCCTTGTAGCCGTTCGTGTGGTGATGGTACGGATAGGTTGTATGTAGTCGGTTGCCGTACCGTTGCTGCCCCTGTTGAATATGGCATCTAATACAAGGCTATCATTGTTGTATTCAATAACCGTAACCGTTACCGTACTATCGTCTGTTGTTACTGTGGTGATGGAGCGATCCTTAACCACCCTCCCACTATCAACCGTAGATGATGTACTTGTATTACTGCTGCTATCAACACTGGTAGATGTACGGGATTTAGTGACGGACTTTTGTTTGGTGGTGGAGCAGGAGGAAAATGCCATTATAATAATCCCTATCAAGATGAGGGCTAAATCGTTTCGGTGCTGTTTCATGGCTTCTGCGTACTCTGTATTTCTTTTGTTTTTGGTAAGATTTTTAAGCCATACCTTTTGCAATCCTATTTTAACTTTCATACCATGTATGTCTTTATCTATTCCTTTCATAATTTGTAAATTTAAAAATAGCCGCCCGACATTCAGTATCAACCAGCCTTCGGTCGTCCAAAAATATCTGTTAAGATACCTGATACTTATTTGGCAGCTATCCGCTCCCGTCTTATTGAACAATGGCGCATCCTCCACACTTACCCACCCTTCCTGTGGTACTGCTGCATCCGGTGCACTCCGTCCCTTCTCCCCCTGTTGGGCGTAGGTAGCACCGGTGAGGAAAGCGGAGCGCAAACGGTGCTGCCTGCTATTGTATTCCTCTACATCTTCGGCTACATAAACATGCTCTGCAATGTTGTAGTAGTCTCTATATTGATCTTCATTTTCAAGGATCGGGTACTCTTTCTCCGCCGCTTCCTGTAGTTGTTGCTCGGTCATGATATAAGTTTTAAAAGCAGGTCTGCGTTTTCCTGGCAGTGTTTAATTCGGCATATATGTGTATAATCATACCTTTTAATATTGCCTATCATTTCGGTCATGCCCATGCCGCCTCTTTCGTTCAATCTCCTATGCGTCCGAGATTGTGCCCACGGATCTTACCTGAAGCCTGTAGTTTTAAAATGTCGTGTCTGTTCATTCCATATTATAGTTATCTTTTTATACGTATTCTCTTTTTTATCCAAGGAAAGTCTTTTTTATAATACTTTCTTTTACGTATAAATGTTTTTTTCTTGCTCACTGTAATGCTATTTTTGATACTGTTCTATTCCTTTATATATTTCAAAAGCAACCTCCGGCACTATTGCATTTCCTAACGCTTCAATACGTTTACCCCTGTCAACGTAGTCCATCCCTTCGGGTAGCCCATCAAGCATTCCCATAATTCCGGATTTAATAATGTACCGGGGGATATTCCCATGTGTATCAGAGCCGAAACCAAAGTACCTTGATACCCTTTCCTGCAAAATTCTTGGCTCGGTGGCGTTGTTGAGTTCTTGGAATCGTTTAGTGTCGGGGTGGGAATTAGCAGCCCATAAATCAACTGGCTCCCAAGGCTCGTAAATTTTGTGTTGTTGCCTTTCCAATGGCTGTTTTTTCTCTTTTGATTTGCATAAACTTCCGGTGATTTTAATATCTCTGTGGAAGTTGGCGTTATAAGCGACAAGCCAAACTCTTTCCCGTTGATGTAACGCACCGACCGATTCAGCTGGAATACGATACGCTTGGCAGGTGTAGCCGATACTTTCCAAATCATCAATCTTGATGTCAAGGATGCCGTTGGCAATTGATCCACTAACATTCTCGTTAACCAACCAAGGTGGCTGTATCTCTCGTACCGATCTAAACATTTGAGGCCAGAGATAACGGTCGTCTGTCGTGCCTTTTCCCAAGCCTGCAACAGAACTTGGTTGGCAGGGATCTCCTCCTGTGAGAATATCAATTGTGTTTGCATACTTTGTAAAATCTGTTTTATTAATATCTCCTAACTTATCTGCATTGGGGAATAATTTAGTTAAAATACTTTGGCAATATTTATTCCACTCACACCATGCTACAGTTTCCCATCCCATCCACCTGGCAGCAAGTGAAAAGCCGCCTATCCCCTCAAATAGACCTATATGCCTCATTTCACAATCTTTTTTAGAGCATCATTAAAGCTGATTCCTGCCACTTCCTGAATATCGGCTGTTGTTGCTTTTAATTTTACGCCCTGCTGTTGGGGCGGGTTTAGTTAGAAACCAATCTTCCATTTGTTCAATTTAACCATAGCTACAATTGATAAAGCCATGATAAATAATGTTGAAAATGTAAAACCAAACATAACCCCAGGCGTTCCATATTTTGCCGGTAATTCAACATATAAAATAGCGCATATAACAGGGGTTAGTGCGGTTAATAATGCCAATAAAACGGTTGCAACTATTTTCATCTTCTCTATTTTTAATTGGTTAAATAATTTCGGTGGGGGTTAAAATGCAAAACCTTTTGTTTGGCTTTGGATATTATCTGCCATAGCAGTTTTTCCCAATTCACGTAAACGGGCAACTGCTGCAACAATACCATCCTTCCAGTCTTGATCTGATTTAGCTCTATCAATCTTTTTAATGATAGCTTTACTTTCTTTTGCCTTGTCGGTACTTAATTCATCGTAGATCATAAGGCTAACCTGCATTAGTGTGTCTAAGTTCATACTATTTCTTTTTAGATTGTTTACGTTTTTAAAGCCCCTCAACTGCTTTGTCATCTATGTAAGGGAATACTTGCGCTACAATTTCTTTACCTGATGGCTTTGTCATTTCATTGCTTTTTTTATTGCGGCTTCGGTATAGCGTATAGTCGTACCTGTTGTATTTGCTTTTATCTTTCCTTCTTTGCGCCAATTGTACAAAGTTTGTCGGGAAATCTTTAGCATTTTAGCCGCCTCTGTTGTTGTAAAATATTGTAACATGGTGTAAAGATATGTAAAGTAATGATACTACAAAACAATTCGCAATAAATATCTTTGCAACCTCGTTGCACCAAAATAAAAAAGCCCCTGCTTTGTGTAAGGGCTGAAACCGTAAAAAATAAAACATTTAATTATCTTCTCCCATGAGACAGTTAGTAGGGTTAGCGCCAAGGTATTCTTGTGTGGCACTTTTTAAAATTTGGCATTCATTAGAGACAAGGTCATAGCCCCAGGGATAAAGATAATCTATTTGCCCTCCACAACTTATTCTCTGGTATGTTATCCTCATATTTGAAGAGTTAAATGTCACTCGGTAACACTTATCACCATCTCCACCTAATGGACCTTCAGGGTTCCAAAATGTTTTAACTGTAAAAGTTACCACGTACTTAAATTTCTTAGGCTGCGGCTTGCCACCATCCGCAAAACTTGATAATGATAAAGCCATCATTAGGGCTAAAAAAATTGCTTTCATTTTATATTTAATTTTTGGTTACGATTTTTCGATCATGTACAATATGTACGCTCTATTCACTACTAATGGTTTCTCACAATGGACTGGACGGCTTTCAAAGAAAACTAAATTGTCGTCTACAAAGCCATGAGATAAATTATAATAATCCATCTTATATAGAACTTGCTGCAATTTTTTGAGTGTTGTCATTTTTGCTAATTTAAAAGATTACGGTTTACCTTAAATTAAAAAGCCTCCTGCCGCTAATGCGAACCAAAGGGGGCGGTTCCTGCTAAACTTAGCAGAAAAGCAAGAAGGTTATGCGTTTTCAATTGCCTCTAATATATCTTTTTTTTGATCTTCGCTAAAGTAGGTAATTACAATACCTGCATCAGTTACTTGGTAATCTCTATCATCAAGATTTTTTATTACCCAGTTACAATTTGTTTCGACGTTTCCGATTGTGAATGTTTTTGTAGTTGTCATTTTGCTAAGTTTTAAACCGCTACCTGCGATTTGTTACACAAAGATAATATGCCTTATTGGTTCCGCATAGAGTAAAAGTACTCGATTTTTAAGGTGTGGAATTTACTGCACAAAAAACCTCCCGTTAAAGGAGGCAGGTATAAAGAGGTAGAGTAGTATTTAAAGCAAGAAAGCCGTACTAATTGTACGGCTTTCAATAAATGTTTATAAACTATAATTTTGTGTGCCGTTCACCGGCTTAGACTGTAAAAGTAAAAACTTTATTTTAATATTATTGTACCATTCAATAAGGTTGCTTATTTCCGAGTGAGCTTTTTGAATATCTACACTTGATAAGGCCCGGCCAATTCGTTCTCCTGATTGATACCATACCCTGGCATTATTATTATCATTGTGCGTTACACACCATATTCCAATCGTATCGATACACCTTTTATAAACAGGCATTAACCAATCCCAAGAGTTGTGGTATTGTAAATCATCAACTGTCTCCTGCCGTTCCAAGTGTTTGTTTTTGTCTTCATCGAAATACCAAACTGAATTTATAGGGTCATTAAAATCTCTGCCCATAAACTCTGCTATCAGTTTATTACACTCTATTATATCTTTATTACCCATAATTTAATTTTTAAAAATTACAACATACCTTTCCTGATACCATGAAACAGTATCTTTAACATTGCCTGTATTCTTTGGCAAATCCATTTCAACAACAATCCCGCTATCTACATGCCTTAATGTATAAGGTACTCTTTCTCTAATGGTGTAGAGCAGGGTTGCGAAAAGGAGGATGGCTATTATGATCTGGGTTTTCATTTGACCGGTTTTGTATTTAATATTTTATCTGCTAATTTACTAAGCGCTGCTTCAAGTTTTATAAGCTCTACCTCAATAAATAATTTAGTGCTTACACCCTTCTTGGCTGCTTGTACTGCAAGGCCATTTAAGGTGGTTCGAGGCAATGTTATAATTTTATCCTGTTGGGTTTTATCTTTCATAGATACAAAGCTATATAATATATACAATATATACAAATATTTTTTTGTAGACGGTGCAAAAAAAAGCCCCGAAAAGTGGATGGTATAAAGAGGTAGGTGTGGTTATTACGATTGCTTTTCAAGTTCCGTCAATTCTGCCAATAATCTTTTCGCATCATCACTATCAGGCTCAAGTCCTTCGAGTGTTTTCTTTAGCTCCCCTATTTTGATGGCTTTATCTGTGTTGTTATTAGCCGTTGCAGGGCTGTTATTCCCGTTAGCTACACCAATAGCCGCCGCCTGCATTTCGGTGATCTGTTGGGCTTGTTTGGCACTGCTGCTGCTATTACCAAAGTAGTAGGCTAGTATCAATACCACAACCGATAAGATACCGGTTGTAATTTGACTTAGCATGGTATTATCTTTAACTTCCGATTTTGAAAGCACAAAGGCTGCAACAAATAAAAATACCATACAGCAAAGTATTGTTACCATTGCCAACAGGTTTGTAAAGCTAAATATCGGTTTGCCGTTCTCGTCTTTAAGCATTATCAGTTAGTTTTTATTATTTATTTCATTCCATCTTCTTTTAAACTCTTCTATCTCGGATTTTTTAGCCTTAATATTCAGGCGGTGCGAATATATGGCGTAACAACCTGCTACGATTGCTATCCCGCCAGCGCCTATGCTGAACCATGTCTGCACATCTTTTAACGTTATTATCGACAGGGAACCGAAGATTATTGATATAAAAGTAGGCATCCCACCGTGGTTATGTTCACCCATTGTTAATTTTTTTGTTTGCTGCATAGTTTATGCTACGCCAAATAATATACCAAAACGGTTTGGCCCAATAGAACATGATCAGTGTAACAGTCAGCACAATAAATAATGTCCCCTCGTAGTAAACCGCTTTATAATTCCAAAAATAAATAATAATATCCCATACCCTGTAAATGATGTATTCAAGTGAGGCTTTTTTAATTTGCCTGCTGTATAAGTTTCTTTTGTTTTTAGTAGTAAACTCTTATTTCTAATGATACAGGTACATCCATTGTACCGTCAACCATATCAGAACCATCTGTAGTTACACCTTTTAATTGAATACTATTTGCACCTACAAGTGTGAGTGTCGGGATTACAAAAAATCCGTCAATGTAATTCATGAAAGGTGTAATTGCCGTAAACGTCTTTCCTGTTGTAAAAGCACCGGACAGGGTAGCTACGTAATTATTAGAACCTACCCTACTCCACACAACAGTACCACCAAGTGTATTTTCCAATACTGTTGCTACAGGTGCAGAAGTGCCGGTTTGTGTGATAGTTGCTGTATATACTTTATAAGTCGGTGTTGCTGATAACACACCCGATGAAAGCGATAAGCCGCTACCAATAGTTGTATAGCCTATTCTGCCGGAGGGCGATTGGCCTACTAACCTGCTTTGGCTTGAAAGGTTTCCAAAACCGTTACCGCTTAAAATTGTTGAGTCTTTACCGTCAATAATTATCCTGTTACCAAAAAGAGAAATTGTTACAAAATCCTGATCTGTTCCATCCACAGACCAGCCCATATCATCGTTTGTTCCTGTTATTAAAGCATTGCTGTTATTATTCCCCATTCCGAAAGCTGAACCGCCAATATCAAAACGTATATCATGACCGTTGCCATCTAATACCCTGTTGGCTGTTAAAGCGCCGTTACTGTTGTAGATATTAACAGATGATGCCGGTAATCCCCCTATGCTATCTTTTGATATATGCGTGATCCTACCCGTCGCTTTGTTCCAAACCATCACATCCCTGTTGGTCATATTGGGCGCAAGGGCTAACGAGTCTACACCCAACACCCCAAAAGCAGGCTGCAGGTATATCGAGTCTTGCGTTACGCCGAGTGTAGATGATTTATCAACATTATTGTAAGCCTGAAGTACAGCGTTGCCGGCACCCGAACTAATGCTACCATAATGAGTACCATCGTTGGTACTGAAGCCTCCTGCCAGAAGATTATTAAAGGAAAGTTCACCGCCGTTACCATCGTAGCTTCTGTATGGATCCGTCTGCACAAGATCACTATTAGCAAGGTTTATAGCACTCGGTATCGTCATACCGTGGCTCACCCCGTTCACCCAATAGTACAGTATGCTACCTGATATCGTCACGCTATCAACCTTATTGCTCACGTCGGGACTGCCCGCTGCAAGAAGATTCCATTTAACCCCGTTATATCCATAGAATGAGCTATCGGATGCTTTATAAGCCAGCAATCCGCCAACGTTGGGCTGCCTGCGTAACAGCGTATCGTTTGTATTAATAAGTACCCCGCTATCCGCTTTAAGATACGTAAACTGCGTGGACTTCTGCGGCGTGTATACAGTAACGTCAGACACCGTAGTCCATACATGGGTAGGTACGAATATATCTACCGTTCCGCTAGGTGGGCCAACGGCACAAAATACATAAACGAACGCTTTGTATTTCAGACCCTGCGTTAGCCCAGTGATCACTTTAAAGGTGGCGGTAGTAACGCCTGACGTTACCAGCGCATTGGTATTGAAATTATACACCGCATAGTGATACGATGTAGCGCCTGCGGGCGCTGTCCAGTTAAGCTGTGCGCTGGTAGCGGTAATATTCGTTGTAGACTTTACGCTGATGCTGTCGCACTGTGCGTAGGCGATAGACCATAAAAGAGAGAGGGTGATTATTATTTTTTTCATAATTTATATATCTTGATAAGTTACATACCATCTTTCGTTATCCTCAAAAGGTATCGCCCATGTAAATACCCCATCTGTACCACTTGTTTCATATAACACCTGGTTCTCAACGGGCGAACCCGATGTAATTATATCAGCGTTACCACGCCCGTCTTTAACCACTTCTAAAATATCCTTATTCCCAAGTCCAGGAACGGTTACTGTATAACCCGATTCAACCGGGCCTATATCGCCTACTAATGGGTATCTTTTCACGAGTCCGTCTGTTGGTGTTGGTGGTAAAATAGTTTGTGTTATTACGCCTGTACCTTGTGCATCCGCATTAAAGGTACTAACATTATCGAAAGAATTAGTATCAGTAACATCGGTTAAATACATTTGAAATTCCTTTGCGTAGGTGTTGCCTGCAAGATCTTCTTTTCTATCCCTCAACCGCAATAACACCCCATTCAATATGCAGCTATCGAGGTATGGTAATGACAACCCCGCATCAGTATCAAGATTTATCAACCCCTCAAGTGTTACGGTAAAACCGATCTTGCCAGGAACAAAACGGGCAAACCTGCCGTCCCCTGTGGTGGTGGTTTCAAGCATTTCACTTGATATGCTGCTTGACCAGCTACGCACACAGGCAAACAGCTTCCATTCTCCGCCGTCATAGGCTTCAATCAATGCATCTTTACCGTTTACAATAGCCATTTTTATTTTTCGTAAATGTATTTAAAAGTATAATCTGAAATAAGATCGCTATCAACATCGCCATCCTTGTATTGCTCATAAGCCGTTACCCTGGCACTGCTATCTGCGTAATCTATTTCCAGTGATCCAAAGATAAAGTTTAAATCTAAAAAAGCATCGTATTTAAAAACAGTGATCATTGATAATGGTACACGGTATTTAAACACCCCTTCAACCCTCTTTCGGCTAACCCTGCGCCAGAATAGTTGCTCAAAGGTAGTGATCTGCCCTAACCGTAACGCCTCCGTAAAGCCCCGCCTGTACCATAGTGAAGTACGGTTTTGTATATTGCCGGTGTAGCTAGGCAGGTACAGCACCCCTGCTAATGATGGGCGGGGGCTGTCATCGTTAAATATTTCTTCGTCCCCTGTATTCTTTGGCCCTTCCGGCTGCTCCGATGTGTGAACATGGCCAATTACTCTTTGACTGTCGTTAATGAAAGGTTGATACTCGAAACTGATACCCTTTATTTGGGTTTCGTGCGCCGTGCCATAATCTTCATTGGCATAAGGCAGGTACACATACACCAACCCTGCGAACGGTGTTTGACCTGACTGTATCTCCACACTATGCCACTGGTTACTGTTGTCGCCCGACGGAATAAGATAATTATACCCTATACCCAATTTCCAGTTACCATTATTGAGTGGTAATTCATCTACGTACCTGTCCTGCGCCACTACGCCATTGGTTAATCGAACAGCGAATACCGTTGTTACAGAACCCGGTTGACTGTCATTGGTACGGTACGACATTGACACTTTTACCTTATCACCTGATGCCACCTCGATAGGCATAGACTGCACCGCACGATAGGTATCGAATGGTGTGCCACGAACAACGGCGTAGCGATCTATTTCTTTATTATTGATGTCATAGATAACCCTTATAAAACGCTCCATTGCGCCTGCGCCGTAGTTACCCAGCCACGATGTAAAAACATATTCCTTCACATGACGTACCGGCCCTGCGAGGTCGTACTCCCTAATAAGGTCGCCAAGATCCTGCAGGTCAAAATTCTTAAGTAAATATTTAGGTTCTTTATAATTAAATGTTTCTTTATCGAGTTTATACCCCCGCTGGAATGATTTTACCGGCGCTGATAATGCAAAGAAATCTTTTGCAATACCTTCAACCCTGTTGCCGCCAATGATCGTAGCGGGTAGCAGACCATCACCTAAAAGGTTACCACCGCTTGAATATGCAAAGTACCTTACATCACCATAGCGTAACTCATCCCACCTAACAATCCACCATTCACCGTTAACCTGCATCAGTGATGCCTTGCGTCGGTTAAGTACCTGCGTTAGTACATCCCAGCAGTTGGTATAGATGTTATCTGTACCGAGCCATGTATCAATATCAATTATAGTTTGTGTCAGCGGGGTATCTATTTCGGTGTGATTGACCTCATAAAGATTGTCCGCAATATTCACGTTCAGCCCCAGTGTTGCGGCATTTATGCAAGCCTGTACAACCCTTAGTAATGTGCAGCGGGTATCGATCATCAATGCAGGATCTACGTATAACGGCACAGCTTTCAATAAGCCTAAGTTATCATTCGCACTCAACGTTAGCCCGTGATTATAGTCCACCATATCTTCCGCAAAATCGTCCTGCACCAGGAAACCAATAAAACGTATAGTACCGTCTACGGTTAGACGCACCATAAAATCATCATCATTTATTGATAGATACCTTTCAGCCGGCGTGTTGCCATTGATGTTGAGCAGGTTAATGGTTAGGCTGCTGCCCTTGATCGGCGCATGTGTATTATCTTCCTGCCATTTGTGGAGGACGGGCGAGGTGCCGAACCATAGATTATAAGTAGCATCAGCATAATCTTTTTTCAGTATCTCTACCTTACCGGTATACTGCGGTGCACCGGGTTCCGATTCCCTGGTAGTGAATGTGCCTATTGAATGCAAGCCATATGCCATACTGTGTAAAGGTATAATAAAAAGAAAAATAAAAAAGTGATATTTTTTATTACCTTTATAAGAAGCAGAGGGCTGTACGACACGATTTTTTACCGTGGCAATTTGTAAAAAATCGTGTCGTCGGCGACAATCACACCGTAGCGGATGCGCAGGGGTGCAACAAAAGAAAATTTAAAAACCCATATAACCTGCATTATGTTACTTAGGTTAGCCTGTGGGTGGCGCCGGTTTGTAAGTTTCATTACACAAACCGGCTCGTGGCAGAGCGGCCTGCAGAGCGTGTGTGGGCCTGTGCGGTTTTAAATGTTTTTTGTGCCGCCCGGAGCGTTACCGTCACCCTGGGTGCGGGGAAAACGACATAAAATGAGTAACTACCGGAACGGTAGGGGAGAATAAAAAATTAAATTATGTCAGATAAAGAGACACGTGAGTTTATATGGAAACTTATAGTTTCCATAACACTTTTAGTTCTTGCACTTAAAAAGTGAAAGAACAAGCGCCGCAACTGCTATCGCAGTTGTAATACCCCATCTTAACCACTCAATTAAAGCTTTTCGCCTAGATTTATCCTTTATGCTTTGAGAGATGTTTGATAGTTCTTCCCACGGGTCTTTTGACATGCTCTTTCATTTTGGTTGAATAACCAAAATACAAAATTATCTTTCATGGCAAAATGAATTATAATCGTTCCCTGCGGCATCAGTGTATGGCGGTGGGTAATCTCCATCAGTACAAACTTCTTGTGGCGGAGGTTGGTAACCATTAACTGTACCGTAGGTGCAGTTCCAACACTTTTTGTCTTTAGTGCATGATAGCACAGATAGCAGCATAGCTGCAAAAAGGATTTTTTTCATGTAAAAATTATTTTTGAGTTGAAGTATCGCTAACGGTTACTTTGTCTTCTTTGGATTCAAGGATGCCATTCTTTACGGCAGCTTTGATGACATAATAAAGGATCACCCAGGGAAGTACGGCGATAGCGAGAAGGGCAAAAAATTCAACAGCGGGATCCTCGAATCCCAGGATAGATAACAATTTCATTTTAGACGTTTTTTTGTGCTTTAATAATTTTGGCAATATGCCCTTACCTTTGAAAAACAAAACGGCGCCCGCCTGTTTCTCATCGCACTGGTAAACCGTCTAAAGTCACCAAAAAATGAAATAGGGCAGGACGCCGTTTTTATTTTATGGCGCTCCTGTAAACAAGTAGACGGTTTTTTGTGCTTGGTAATAACGTTACCGTTCCAAAGGTAAGTAACAAGGGTGATACTCACAATAGGATATTTAACGATATGTTTGTAGCCGTTCGCCTACGTAGAAATACCTACGGTAACCCGTAATGCTGTGCGGATCAATCCCACTATATTCACAACATGGAAAAACACACTACGGTAGGCCAGTTGCACACTGGGGATATATTCATCTACGGAGGGGTTAATTTTATCTGCCAGGCCCTGTGTGATACGGATGTATCACTATGCCTTATACAAGGCACGCAGTGCGTTGTATACATTTCTACCTGCGCCCTGTGCTTGCAAGTGTTGAGATAGGGTTGTATATTGGGAAACCAACATGAGCTACAAGCCGAAATTTCCAGTAAAATTAAACATCTATTCGAGGTCAAAAGATGGGCTAGGAAGCCCTTATATATCTCACACGGTGAATAATATAAACGAGTTCAATAGTATAGTGACACGCTATATTAATCTAAAAAACGTTGAAATATATGATGGAGGGTATAGAGTATTTGGTATTTATGAAACGCCTCGTAAAGAATCAAAATTAACTGTCTGGGGTATTGTTTTTACAATAATCGGAGGTGTCGCAGGAGTATGGACACTGATACTAGCATATAAATCATGCTAGTAAAAAAAAATACTATATCCCATCTCACTTTCAAAGTAATTTAATTTTATACGTCAACGCTAAAAACGGAACAGAACACCCTCAAATTCCAATCTTCTACGTGTAGCGTTGGGCAAAAAAAACAATTAAAAGTGCACGTGGAATAGGTGTGTGCCTATTTAACATAATAACTCGGTTATATGGGTTTTTAAATGCCTTTCGCCGAAGCTTAGACCTGTAGCGCAGCGGCGAAGCAAATATAAGAAGCGTTAGCCAGATTGTCAAGCGGTATTTTCAAAGAGCGTGAGCTGTCTTTCGGGGCCGGTCCCATCAGCCGAGAGTGCTGAAGCCATTACGGCCATTAGACCTATTGGCCTGGTTCAATACGAATATCAGATCCTGCCCTCTTACAACGCAGCTAAGTGTGCCTCCTGCTGTATCTGATCCTATTGCGTTTAATCTACCGTTAGGAATAACGTCACTACCAGTGGGCAGATTTACCAGTTCGGGGCCTCTTTCACCTACTATCGCAGAGCCACCGGCAAAGTTACCAACGCCGGTAGCGAATTTTGGTACTGCGGATTGCAATAATGTGCCTGCCGCAATCAAAGCTATACCGCCGAGTATTGCAGTTATAGGATTTTTAATAGCCAATTTAATCACCTTCAAAGCAATACCGTACTCAATTAACGCCCGGCCAAACGCTTTTAGCCCATCACCTATTATCTGGAATACCGATCCGAAAATATCCTTTACACTCAACGCTTGCCCCTGTAATGCCTTGCCTATACTTTCGCCGATAATATTGCCCACATTCACTAAAGATGCCTCGATCGTACTTTCGAGCACCCCTGTTAGCCGGGCACTCAATTCAGCAAATCCCTGCTTTGCACTTTCTAATAATGCCGTTAATTGCGGGAACCTTAAAGCTGTTACGGCTACGTTTATACCATCCTGTAAGCCTTTGGTAATGCCGAGATCACCTAACTGCTTAACCATATCAGCCTCTATCAAAGAGGGGTCAATAAGAAACTTTGGTTTAATCGGTACAATATCTAAAGGCAGTTCAACCTTGAATGCCCTTAAATTTTCTACCTGTTCTGCCTTTTTTAAAATTGCATTTAACTGATTTAATATAAATGGATCACGCAGTCCTAATAATTTTTCGATCAATGGAGAGTTGGCGCTTACACTGAACTTTGTTATTAATTTATCTACAGTTTTTTCTATTTCCTCTACCTTTTTCTTTGATTCATCGGTTTTAAATAAAATCTCCTGGCTGGATAAGGCGTATAATTCATGCCCGAGTTTATTTAGTACATCAGTAATTGTTTCGACGTCTTTTTTTGCTTTCTTATCCTTATCAATTTTTATTTCCACATTCTTACTAAGTGGAACTAGCTGGCTAACAAGGTCTTCAATTTCTTTATTCAATACAGCTATTTCTTTCGTGGTTGATCTTGCCTTATCATCTAGTTTTTGCAAAAATCCTCCTTGCCCATTTGCTGCCATTTGTTGGGCCGAAGTTCTTAAGCCTGCCAACAATTGTTGAGATAATTTTGATTGAGTAGCCCCCTGTTTCTCTAGTAATTTAGTTACTTTAGCTTCTATCTGTGCTTGGATTATTTTTGCAGCAATAACGTTCTTGAAGTTAGCTATGTATGCCTTGTAAGCCACATCTAAGCCTATAACTGCATCTTTTTCTAATTTTAATTGACCGAAAATTTCAGGCTGAATTTCTTTCAGGTCCTTTAGCGCCTGTAATTTTCTTTGGCGCGTTTCTGTTTCACTTTTTAATACAGCGATCAGTGATAATACTTCGCCTGCTTCTTTACCAGCTTCCGAAAAAATACCCTTTATATTATCCTTGTATTTTTTTATAGCCTCAGTCGCTTCATCAGCCGCTTTGGATGTACTGAATAATCCGTTTTGTGCGAATATGGTAAGCAGCCCCGTTGCCACACTAACAGCCAACCCTAATCCGCCAGCGCCTAATAAAGATGACCCTAATGCCTTAAATGCCGCACTGCTACTACCCGTTTCAACCTTTAATCGTTGGAACGATTCCAGTAAAGGGTTGATGTTATTCTGAATACCAATAAAACCAAAGGGGGCATCCTGAGCGATACGACCTAAGTTCTGTAATGATTGGCCTGCTGTGCCCGCAGTTGATTTTACACGCTCTAGTGATTTACTTGCATTATTGATAGACGGGTTTAATAAATTCATACCCGCTGACACAGGATCAAGCGACCTTCCCAATCTTGCTACTTCCGCCCCTGCCGTTCTCGCATCATTGCCTAGTTTGGCAAGCGATTTATCGAGCTTATCGACTGCAGCAGTTGCAGGCCCCGTTTGCGCTTCTACCCTTATCTCTAATGCCATTATTGAATATTATGTGTCTTTTTAATTGTATCCCACAACTCCTGCGACATTATCATTTTCTCTGCCTGTACCTTGCTTTTCTTCAGTGGCCAAAGCCCTTCTATCGTTCCTTTGTAACCGTTAGCACGTGCCATAACAAATGCAAGGTTGCGGGTTGCAAGGCTCTCGTCCTCCAGTTTATCAAAATAGCCCATACAAGCTGCATAAAACTCGTAGGGGCTACTTGTATAATATTCGTAAGCTGTCCAGCCTAATTTACCTAATGCGAATTTTAAGTTTTTGTACCAGTACGCTTTTTGTTCGGCTGGCGTATCACTTTTTTTTTATCTGCATCACCTACCGCAGTTTCAATAAGATCTTTCCATAACTGCGTTTCAGCAAGTGTGGCGCTGACGGACGCTATTACGGTAGCGCGATCTTTCATTTCATCCACCCAATCGCATACCTGCTCAAAAGTGTAGTCCGCTTCTTCACGCTTTACGTAAGAATTGCCCCGCAAACCACCGTAGACCATACCATACACCAATGCTGAATTAGTACCGTCATTGTGGGTAGTTAATACCTCAATGGCTAGTTGGTTAAACTTCAAACCCCTCGGTTTCCCACCGATCTCAATTTGTATATAACTCATAAATTAAGAGGTTGCGGTTGTTTTCTGTATCAAGCCAAATACACCGATGGTACCTGTCATGGTTGCAGCTTCATTGTTGCCGTAGTTCTCGTCAAGCTGTGCAATAAAACCGGTACCTAAATAGGTAACATCACCCAATACAGGAACGGCTTTACCCATTTTCCAGTATATGGTAGTTTTATTGCGCCAGTAATCATCAAGGTCATCATTGCTAATGTTGCCCGCTGACGGATCGGCAATAACCTGCCCCTCGAACGATACACCATTGGTCTGTGCCCCTGGTAATGTGTAAGGACCACATTTGCTTGCCGCATCAATTTCTGCGGTAGCCCTTGTAATACCATTTGACGTGAGACAGATAACGTTCTTGTAGGTTATGCCATCAAGACCGATCATTAGTATTACGTCTGTTCCGCTAATTGGATGTTGTGCCATTGTTTTTTAATTTTGATAAATTCTATGAATAAAAGTAATAAATCTTGAAATGTATGACCTGTTTGCACTGTCCGTAAAATCCTGCGTTGTATCATCCTGCACCGTTGTATTGCTTACTACTGTACCCGCTACTGCCAATGTACTTTGCGGGCTGGGGTAGATCCTTTGTAACACCTGATCTGCTATTTCATCTGACGCATTGCCGTTGTTATTCGTTCCGTCTGTGTAGGTATGTATCTCTACCACCACCCCTGTATCGCTGTCAAAACTGTTCTTCGTTGATACGTCGTTACTTGTCAAACCACGGTAAACAATATAATTAAGCGCATCTACACTCGTTGGCAACTTCATGTAATAAACCGGAACAGGTGCGCCGCCGTTAGTTATACCGCTGAGTGCGGTAAAGTAGGCTTTGCGTAGTTCCTTGTTTATATCTCTCATAATTCGATCTTATTCTCCAGTTTTGATATCACCGCATTGTAAGCGGGAAACAAAAATGGTTGCGGCTTTATGCCATCTCTTAATATTTTCAGCGCAATAGCGTAAGCCAGTTGCTGCTGTTCGCTTTCCTTGTTCTGCTTTTTGGCTTTACGGGGCTGTTTCAGTCTGCCCGCACTGAAATTATCTTCCTGTACCCCCTGTTTCGGATTAGCCCTGATACCTTTCTTCCTTACCCATTCATAAATTCTCATCACAAGCTGATCGAACGTTCCACCGGCGGGGCCTTTATAATTCCTTGCGAATACCTGCCAGGATGCCGGTAATGTTGCGACGTAGGCGGCTGCGAATTTACGTGTACCAAATTCAACATAGGCTGCGTAATCTACGTTAGCCCCGATAGTAACCTGCAGTTGCCCTGCCTGGTAGAATATCGATTGCCGTAACCGTCCTTCATTAACCGGCGCACGTCTTATTGCCTCCGTACGAACATCATTACCAAACTTTGAAAGAACTTTGTTTATTTTGGCGTCAACCTCAGGTTTAGATAACCGCTGTTGCAGTTCGGCTAATCCTTTGATCTCTATTTTGAAACCCGCCATTACGATATGTTTGTTGCAGTTTCTATTTTAGAAGTCTGCATGATCATTTCTTTTTTGTACCCCTCACCACTTATGCGAAGGTTATTTATTTTGTACCTGTTACCGCTGTAAACCATGATACTGCCACTTGTTACCCTTGCGTCATACCTTATAACTACCTCGGCGTCATACTGCCAAACCTCCTGCGCCTGTCCGTTCTGCGGACCGCCTGATCTATCTTTCACATTTGCCCACTTTTCAAAACGCTCTCTTTCTGTACTCGTAGGACCTCCGTAGGTGTCCTGCCCGTCTGTATAATTCACAAACTCAACTTTCCTGTCCTTTGCGCCCGTGCCTTGTCTTGATGTTGCCATTGTTAGATCCTTTTTAGCGGTAACAATATCTGTTGCGCCTGTGTGCTTAACCCGCCTGTAACATCGCCCCTGTTCTCATACATATACAAAGCCTGCATTTTTACTGCTGTTATAAGTTCTGCCGGGCAGTTGCCTGTTGTGTAACCGCCAGTGTAAGTAACCTGCACGAAATCCGTTACCGGTGTCCCTATCTGCTTAAATGCTGAACTTGTTAAAACAAGGTCTGTTATTGCGGCGCCATCTGCATCGTTAGCTGTTGGCGCTCCGCTTACCGGCCCGTATGGTAAATAAGACCCGCCGTTGCTGTTATTGATCGTTGCGGTAACCTTACGGGCAATAAAATTCATTCCTACCCATTGTTCACACATCCTGCGGGCTGATGTTATAAGTGCTGATATCAGTCCACCCTCATCATCTGTATCAATTTTAGCAAACTCATCCTTGAACTCTGTTGCCGTAAAAAGTTCTACTCCTACTGCAGCATTATTATCTACATCGATCACCTGGTTGTAAGAAACGCCTGCGTTGCAGGTATCCCGTTTGTCAGCGTTACGATAGTAGTCCATTCTATGTTATTTTAAAAAGCCCCGCCTGTTATGGCAGGGCTTTTATTATTCAATTAACCAAAACTTAAGAAACTGATTCAAGGCTCAACACCGCAAATGCTTTTGGATCAAGCATTGCAAATCCTACGCTGGCCTCGATACGTACAGTGATAAGGTTCTGTTGTACGTTGGTACCATCCTGCTCGAAGAAACCCAATTGCAACCCTTCGCTTTGTATGATCTCGAAGTATCTCCAGTCACCTACGATCGCTTCATCCCCCCCAACCCAAGAGGCTGTGTAAACGGGGATACCGCAGATCATTAAGGTGCCGTCAGGGCGGATGTTCACCACGCCGATAGGCTGTGTAAATTCGCCCGAAGTTGTTGCTTTGTAGGTTAATATTCTTGCCCATACTTCGCCGTCAACCACTATACCATTAACATTGTATTTTGCTTTCTTTTGCTTACCGATAGTACGTATGATCTGGCTGATCATATCTGTACCACTTGTATCCGCTACACCTGTTGCATTAGCAATAAGGTACTGATACCCTTTTGTATCTTCAGCTTGATAATATTTTTCCGGTAACCAGCGACCTAAGTACGCCTGTAAGCCAGCGAAATTACGCAGCATTTTTTTACTGATCTTTAAGAAACCTGCCAGGTAGTCCAGGTTTACAGTAATCTCTACAAAATCCTCATCAAACTGTGCTTTCGTTCCATTCTCATTACCCTGCCATGTGATAGCGCCCTCACCTGTTGATGCATGGCGGAAAAAATGGTAAGAATCTGTTTCGGACGGGGTGATATTCACCAGGTCACGTAAATGCACGTTTTCAAAAGGTTGCGGTACGATACCCGAGCGGTATGTATTAGGCACTACGCCGGTATTCATGTTGCCTATAACCGTCATGGTCTGAACAGCTTTAAGCGTCATACCCTGGTCACGGATAGATTTACTGGTAATAGCACCAGACTTAATCTCTTCCATTTTATTGGCAAGTGCTTTATTAATCTGGCCGGTCATACTCATATCTTCAGCCCTGCCGTTACTGTTTGTCATTGCATCTGCTTTTATACGCAACTGCAATTTATCAAAGGCTTTAATGGTGATATCCAAGTCGACCTTGATCTCTTTTAACTGCTCGGCCGTTGCTTTTGCAGCGTCAAGGGCTTTCAGGTCTTCGATCGTTTGAACAACTGTTGCCAGTTTTTCTTCGTAATTCTTTTCCTGGTCAGCTGCTTTCTTTTCAAAGTTCTTTTCAAGTGCACTTTTAATGGTAGTAAGCTCTTTCATCAAAAGGTCAGCAGTTAGTGCAGGGGGTGCGCCACCGCCTTTATCGGCGGGATCAGCATCGTAAAATTTATTTATCTTCATTGTTGAAGTTTTAGTTAGTTTGTTAATGATTTTAAAAATTGTGCTGAAACCCCCGCCAGTACATCGGCAGAAACCGGCTGTGACTTTTGCTGTTGCGCCGTCATCAGTGATTTTAAACGTTTAATTGATTGCTCTATCTCGTTAAATGTTTCGTCTGTGTATTGGCCTTTCTCCATTCTTAGTTCAAACAGGTCAAGCGCCTGTGCGGGGCTTGCTGATTTAATGGATAGCAAAGGTGTGTTTTCGTTAGCGCCCCAAGATGTAAGGGTAGAATATTCCCACCACTTCCACTCGGTTACCTTACGCACGTTATTTTCCCTGTCATCCATATACTTTATCGCATCCACTCCTATTGAGTGTTCAAGGGTTTTGCCGTGGTCAGCAAACAACTTATAATCAGCGTAGGTATCACGGCCAATCTGTTTATCCAGGTTGATCTGCCCTACTACCTTTAAGTACTCCTTTGTAGGAGTTGCCTCTAATGGCACGCCTAAAAGCTGCATGCGGTCATGGTTCAAAAACCATTTTAACCGTGCAAAGTTTTGTTTGATCGTTACATCAAAAGAGCCAGGCATGGAAATATCACGGTCGCTGTCAATGTTATTGAAAGCGTTTGCCGCAACGACAATTCTACCTTTCTCGTCTATGTCTGTAATATCGCTGGAAACTGATTTAAGCATCTTGGAAGTAAAAATAAATTATTGCATTTGCTTTGTAGCCAATAAAGTGTGTAGTATATTTGCTACACTTATGCAAATTCCAAAAAAGAAATATATCACAGTTTCGCAAAGAGTAGATAAACAGATTTGCGAAGAAGTAAAAAAAATATTGGTAGGGCAGGAAACAATCGGAGGTTTTTATGATAAAGCGGCCCGTGAAAAACTTGATCGTGACGGCATACCCACACTTCAAAGGCAAACTATTGACAAGGGGGAAACAAAATGAAAATAGTTTTACATAACACACCTTTAATTGTGTCGTTTCGTTTCGGTGATCACAGCCATAATAAAGTAGCTTTTGCAACCGAGCAATTTAGTTTAGGCCAAAATATAATGCTTAGTTGACGGAGAAAATGTTAATTACGTAAATATAGATGCTATGCAAACAGATTTAGGAGTGTCATTGATGTTGTACGATAAAATGGAGGCGGTTAATCTGAAGTTGATTCACAAGAAAAAATATAAAATGTTGAAATGACAATTGAAACAAACGATATTCAAAAAGCATTAGATAATGCTATAAGGGAAAAGCTAATAGATAACGGGTTTGACCCTAACAATACCTCTTATATAAAAAAATTTTTTTCTTTTATAGAACCTATTAACGATGAGTATAAACATCTTATTCATTTACCAGATAATAAGAGAATTATATCTATAGAAAAAAATCCTAAAATAGAATTTAATTATGATAATAAGGATTTTAGTAAAAATGTAATAACCGCTATCTGCACTCAAAGATGGTATTAACTATCCTTCTCAAAAATTATACAAACACCTGGTTAAATACAGTACAGCACCGGCAGTTACAGCAGTTAGCGGCACCACCACGCTTATCACCTGGTTGTGACATGAAAACAGCACCTACCTTAAAATCGTCATTGAGGCCAACTATTTTACCGTTGACCTCCCTGTGATCGTGACGTACCCTGTTATCCCGCGCAGACACCCATTCCTTATTTAAAGTGAGCCCTGATTCTTTGGCCTGTATAACGGCAGCGCCATTGGAAGCGGTAACGATCTCTGTACGGGCTATAAGACGGGCACGGATACGTGTAAGTGCAGTATCTGCAAGCCTGTCGACTATATCATCGAAACCTATGCCGTCTATTTCTGCCTGCAACAACACGCGACGTATCACCTCTTTTGTTGTCTCAGTTATTCCTTCAGCATCGTTAAGCAGGTCTATGCCGTAGTACTGCTTCATAAGCTCTATTATACGCTCACTGAAGCCCATAGGCTGACGGGATTTTCTTCTTTGTATAAGTGATTGATGTGCCCAGATAACAGATACATTCCTGTAAAGTTCTACCAGCACCTTGTACACCGGCTCTGAATTAACAGCCATCAGTGTGCCGCTTGTGCAATAAGCGTTTATCTGTTCCCGTAATGCTTTGTTGAATTTAGGCGCATATATCGCCTCCTGCCGCTTTATGTGAGCATGAAATTTATACCAGAATGCTGTAAGCTCATCAGGGGTCATTTTATTTAAGTTGTTGTGGACCTGGTCTGCCATATCCTACAGAACGTAACAATTCTTCGATATCCAAACGCAGCTTTGCCCTTAATCTTAATTGTTCCCTGCGTTTTATTTCGCAGGTCATATCAAGGGGTATTGCATCTTCCACTATTTGCTTAATCAGTTTTTCCATTATCGTTTGTTGGTGGTGTATAATCGCCCGAATCATTGCTGAGATCATCGGTCGGTGAAGCAACATCCTCTAATAATGCGTATCCTGTTTTGATATATATTTTATCCATATTAGGATCGTTTTCGATCCTTTTCTGTCCTAAACCTTCACGCACTTCATTAGGCACCATCACAGGCGCTGCAGCATAGCCCCTGGCTTTAGCTTCCATATCTTCCTGCAGTTCCGGTATGTCGCTGATATCTTCTTTTAGCCTGCCAATTGTGCGTATATCAGGCAGCACCTGGTAATTAAGCCCATCACGGAACATCATTACCTTTGGCAGTACGCCTGCGGTATAAAATGATTTACTGTGATTAGATACGTTGCTTTCGGTAGATGCTGATTTATTATTAAATTCAGTTGAGCTAACGTGGTAAACATTACATATCTTATCAAGGTCAATACTCGCCAGTTCTGCAAGATTCATATCAGCCAAAGTATTACCGATGGCTAAATATCCAAGATCCCCCTGCGTCATAAACGGAGCACCTTTGTTGGAACTATTGTTTAGGAAACGGGCAAACAGTTCCTGCCTGCGACCGATAGCGCCTCCCTCTATTCCTAATGTCTTTTCATACAACACACCCGGCACACCACCGTTCTGCATCTGCGCTACACTCACGTCAAGACCCGCCTTTATTCTTGTGATCCTTTGTTTAAGTACAGCGATAGGCGCTAATCCTCTGATGGATTTTTGCGTATCCATATCAGGGTTGAACAGTTTTACAAACATCATATCCTCTATAGGGATATTCACGCTGTACCCATTCACACTATCGTAGTATGCGTACCCTGTTATCTCTAACGGGAATGTCTGCGTAACATTCACCACCATGTTGTACGGATTAAGAAACTTCAATCGCTGCACACCGGCATTGATGCCAAATTCTATTTTCTCCTTATACGCAAATATTTCCCCTTGCAATAACAGGTACGTGTAAGCGATAATTCTTTGCTCGTAAGTAAGTGTATCAAGGAATAGATGCAGCTTGTCATTATCTTTCAACTCCGACCCGTCTTTATATTCACCGTAGAACGGTATCATAGCTGACGCTTCAGCAAGGCGGGAAACGACACTGTAAATATCATCTAGTGTCTGGTATATCAATTGCTCTTTAACAACATTGTAATGCGGGAATATCTGCGTGTTGAAATTATTGAACATAGCCTGCATTGCCCTGTTGCCCTGCATAGCTTTTATCCGATCTAACCGAACTGCAGCAACTTCACGGGTAGCGGCCCTCTTAATTTCCTTTGCCTGCACAACCATTTGGTGTGAAATATCTTCTACACGTTTAGCGGCCTGTTTGCCAAAGAAGTCTATTGCCATTTTATATGGGTATTAGTAGTTACCATGTTGTAATTCAATCACCGGTTTTAGTTCAAAGTATTCACGCATCATAATGGCGTCAGCGAAATCGGGAGAACGGCCTAATGCTTCCTTAACTTTATCCTTTGGGATAACGCCTTTTTTCATATCACTATCCAGTAACTTTTGCTTCACTTGCTCCAATTCTTCTATGATCCATTGCTTTATCTCATCCGATTCACATTCCAAATATAAACCGTTTTTATTGATTCTTTCGGCTAATCTAAAATAGCACTGGCTTTTTAGGTTGTCAAAGTTCTCCGGTATCTGCACGCCTTTTTCATTATAAAGGCTTGTAGGGGATGGTAAAGCCCTGGCATTATTGGTAAAACCTTTTACTTTCAGCATATCAACAGGGCCGCCGCCCATGCCATCACTATCTATCAAAGTATTGCTATGCCCCGTTTGGTTTCTTGACATTGCAGCCTGTATGTAGGTAGTGGTAACGTCAAGGGTTTGCTTTGTATAATATCGCACATATCCCCGCCATCCATCCCATTCAATGATCACTATTTTATCACCTCCTAACCGGGCAATATCGCAGGTGATGAATTTATTGCCGCCTTCAACGTGGGTGTTAGAGAAGATGTCGAGTATTTTTTCGTACTCGTGAAGTGCGGCAGGGTCATCATCATACTCCCAATTACCAAAGGCCAGCCGCTCCCGCTCATTTTTATTGCTAAGCTCCAACAGGCTTTTTATATATTCAGGGTCGCCGGCTTTATTATCCGATGGTAATGCTGAAATAAAAACTTTATCCGCTGACAATGTGCCGGCTTTATGCGGCTTGTAGAAGTTTTGATAACCATACCCTTTATGCGGGTTGCAGGTAAGCAGTAGTTTTTTAGGTAACCCTGTTTCCCGGTTGCGCCAACGGCCAACGGTAAGGAATAAGTTAGTTATCGCATTTGGGTGCATATCGCCAATTTCCTCGCACCACCCTTGCGTATATTGCCTTGACCCAAAACGGTGAAAATCGGGATCACTGGGACTGAACGATGCATCTACAAATTCAACTACCGATTTATTGTATAATTGAAAAAAGTTATCCTGCCCGTTATACTTCATGTATTTGCCATGATCTAACCCCCATAATCCAAACACTTCATAAATTGATGGTATTGTATAACGGCGTAGATCGGTAAGGCTTTCCCTGGCAATAAAAAATCTCGTATCGGGGTACATCATAGCATTTCCGAAAATAAGGTTACAGCCGGTATTTGACTTTGCGCCATACTTCGCTCCCCCGTAAAGTATTTGTGATATTTTAGGATCTACCCATGCCTGTGCTGCGGCCTTTTGTTTTGGGTTGCCCCTGGTATCAAAAATAATTTTCAATCTCCCCCGGTTTTATAACATTCATTAATTCCCTACCATGCTTTACATAACCTTCCCAATTCTGCGTTGCTGCTGGTACCTTTGGCGCTGTGGCAGCTTGTTTCTTTCTTACCACAGTACAACCGCAATCCATATCAAGGGTAACGTATTCCAAACCGTAAGCGTACAAGGTTGTGGCAAATAAATATACGTTGCCGAACCATTTTTTTGTTGCACGTGGAACAGTGGTAAATTGTTCCTCATCGGGTAGTGTGTCGTGGAGAACTATAAAGCCGTTGTCGTTAAGGCAGCGGAGGGTGTTCTCGAAATCACGTTTCACTTGCTCACACTCGTGGTAACCATCAATGAAATAGATATCCATCTTTGGCGGGTTTAGCGCAAAGTATTCATCACTTGTACCAACCGTTATCCTATTGTCACCATTGATAGGTTCGGGATCTACACCAACTTTAATCAATGATGTTACCGGGCTGTGTATCTTATGGAAATTATTGTTACAGTTTTGCGTTCCGATCTCACAGTAGGAAGTAAGATTATGTTTTGCAATCAGCCAATTTATCAACTGTGTGTGATTCGTTATCATATTTTCAATGTCTATGGTGAAAGTGTTTAATATAGTGCAATTCTCTTGACTGGCTGTAATCCCAATTGAACTTATACCAGTCGAACGCCCCGCATATCTTCGCAAATGCTACCTGATCCCTGGCGCTGTGTTTCGACAACTCTGCCCACCACGCCTCACACAAAGGTATAGAACGCCGGTCACGCATCAATACGCCGCTGGTGATAATATTATTAGTGAAGTAGGGGAAATTCTCTGCCTTGTACGCTGCTTCCTGCGCTACCAGCTCTGCCGCATCGCCACGGTTATTAGCAAGGCACGAACGTATCTCTGCATAAACACAAGTACGCAGCGGATGCTTCGGTACCGTCAGCGGTGATTTAAAGTAGTTCCAAAACTTATTTAGGTCACAATTGATCTGAAAAGCAGCATCGAGCCACATGGATTGCTCCGCATCGATATATTCATGGAACATTATCTTAATGCGCCGAGCCGTACGTTGCGGGTTATCACCGGCAGGCACCTGTACTATTTTCCATACATCGGGTTGCAACGGTTGATCGGTAAAACAAATATATTCCCATCCCGGCGTTATTACCGTTGGCGTTTTAAGGTCTTCGTAGTTACCAATGATGGCGGTAAAACAGGTGCGGGTCATTTGCTATTGTTTTGTACTATACTTTTTACATTTTACCCCATGAAATTTAACCAATGTTCTATCATTTCCAATAACATACTTTCAAAGGTGTACTCCGGTTTCCAGCCAAGTTTACGTATTGGCGTAGCATCGCCACGTAAATAGTCAAGTTCCTGCGGACGTTTGAATTTATCGTTAGTGATCACTTTGTCCATGCTAACATCCAGCTTTCCAAAAACATATTCTACCATATCCCTCACTGAATGCGTTACGCCGGTAGCTACCACCCAGTCTCCTGGTTTATCCTGTTGCATCATGAGGTGCATAGCTTTCACATAGTCTTTGCTATGGCCCCAATCACGGTAACTATCCATATTTCCTAATTCTAATACATCCTGCAATCCTAACTTAATGCGTACTGCTGCTTTCACCACTTTATTGGTAACGAAATTAGATCCACGTCGGGAGCTTTCATGGTTAAAAAGAACGCCGTTGGTTACATGCAACCCGAACGCATGGCGGTAATTACGGCAAATATTGTAACCGAAAACCTTTGCACAGCCGTATGGTGATACCGGCGACATGGGTGTAGTTATTCTTTGGTAATTATCACTGTCTACACTTGTGCCAAACATTTCGCTGCTACTAGCTTGGTAAAACCTTGCTTTTGGGCAAATCTTACGATATGCTTCTAATAAATTCAATACCCCCAATGCATTTGTCTGTACCGTAAATTGTGGTACATCATAACTGATACGGACGTGCGATTGTGCGGCCAGGTTATATATTTCATCAGGCATAACTGTCCTTAGTACCGTATCAATACTTCCGGTATCTAACAAGTCGGCATAGTAAGTAGTAACAGGCAGCCCATCAATCCTGCACTCCTGATTTTCAGGCGTACTGTTACGACGTATCGTGCCATGTACTTCATGCCCTAACGATAACAGGTATTCCGTTAGGTATGATCCATCCTGACCTGCTATGCCGAATATAAGAACTTTTTTACTCATAAGTAGCTGCTTTAACAGCCCACATTGCAGCTTCTTCGTAAGCAGTTTGAGCAAGTGCAATAAGCCGAGCCTGCTCATTGTTCAATATTGAACCATCTTTAGGTTTCATTTCTTCGCAAATGTTAATCAAAGTTGCGGTGTTGTTTTTGATGGCGTTTACATTGCCCGCACCTGACGGGTTAAAAGCTGAACGAACTCTTTTTTCTCCAATTGTTTGTGACATGTTATGTGTATTTTATTGTTTAAATATTTTCATTTGTGTAAGGTCCGGCCAGTCTGTAACAACCCATTGGCGGGGCTCTGTTGCAATAGCCGCATCCAGTTTACTAAGACCCAATGCTGCTGTTTCAAAAGTGGGTGCATAGTGATAACCCATAACCGATACATCTTGATTACGCCACGGTATATCATGTTGGCGGCCATCATATGACATCAGTTTTAACATATCAGCCGCTTCTTTGTTGTCGCAAAGGATCATACCAGCTTTCCCCAATGATAAGTGCTTTTGCCGCTGAAAGGATAAGCACATAAAAGAGTTGGGCTCGTAGCTGTTTTTGCGCCACAATACCGCTGCGTCATAAATTGGTGTAGTATAATCGTCACGTATAACAACAGGGTAATAATCTTTCCATACGTAGTTTTCGTGGTGCCACACTAATTTTATTCCTAATTTTTCTGCAAGCATAGGTATTGACAGGTATGTCCTGCGTGGGGAATACATGATCTTTTCTTTCTTATATCTCAAGCATAATTCAATTGCACTGGTGCAACTATCTGTCATAACCGCATACGGCGCTCCAAAGAACTCGGCTATCCTGTTCTCAAATTCGGTAACGGTTGAAAAATCCGGTGCCATGCTTTACTTGTTAAGTGCCACATATTACATTCGTGGCAGTGATAAAATCTTTTTTCTTTACGAAATTGTTTGCGCCTGAATTTTTTACAGGCGTTCAATGCTTCCTGTGCTTCACGTTTGCTATATCGTCGCTTATCACACATTAAATTTACTATGATTAAAATAAACTGTTTCCTCGATCTCTACCGGTTCACCCTTCACATCCTTGCCAGTCTGCATCACCTTCAGTGGCTCGCCTTCAGCCTCTGTGCCCTCATACCATGACGCATTAACCACGAACGGCGGTAATACCTGGTGCGATTTAAAGTAATTATGCACCGCAAGATTGATCATTAACTGCTGCGCCGCATGGTGCTCGAACTCATCCAGCACCCCGTATAGTGCGGTGCAAACTTTATACAGCCGTTCCCACGTCGATGCCTTAGCCCCGATAAAACAGGTGCAAAATTCCCGCTGTACCAAGATACCCCATTTTTTTAACACTTTGTCGATCCTTCTTACCGGTGCCAAGTTCTTTACCACTTCCATAAGCGGCGTCTGCGGCCATGATGAATAAGTGACTAAAATACTATCCGTCGGCGGTAGTTCAATATCCCATTTACGCTGCAATACCATATCGCTGTCGGTAAACAATATCATTTCGTCAGCGTCAAAGTTGGCATACTTGGTAAATTCGCCATGTTGTAAAGATTGATAGCCCTCTCTATTCATTGGGCGCCATACTATCTCACTGAAAGGAACGTGTACGCATTCCCATCCTTCAATAGTAGTGGTAAAGCCTATCGTAAAGCAAATGCGCCTTGCGTCGGGCATGTGTAATGCCACGCTTTGGAAGTAGGGTTGCGACCTTTCCAGGTAGTCAGCTGTGATGGAGGTGGCGATGGTCATGATATAGGTTTAATGGTTTCGTCAGCGTTAGGGTTGCCGCATAATCCTATTGAGTGCAATGTTAAATCCTCTATAACCCTAACATCACCTTCTTGCCTGCTTTTATTAACGGTATATCCGATGGCAGGGTATAAACCTTTTACATCTTCGGCAAGTGTTGCCTTTACAATAAACTCATTGCCCTTAATTTCGTACCCTTCTATTTCGCCTATTGGGCTGGATTGGTCAAAATTATGAAATACAAGAATTTTCTTTTGCGGCACTTTAATACCGCTTAATACAATTATATCTCCCTCGCTATCAACGTTGCCCGTAGCAACCGTGAATATTTCTACCATACCAATATAAAATTATTAACCGCTTCGCTAACAAGGTCAGGGAAACGGTCGTGTTTAAAATTAAGTTGTACCAGATTCGTGTTACAGGTAAGGTATCCGTGTTTAGAACGCTCCACAACCTCGGTCATATACCGATCGTTATCCCGTACTTCGCTTAGTGCATAGTTACTGATCACTAAATCATAACCTCTCCCGTTCGGCTCAGTTAAGAATTCAACCTCTCCCGCCTTGCATGGATGTGCACCTAAGTACATACGCTGCAGGCCTACCACTTCCGGCAGGTCTATCAAGTGGTAGCATGCAGGCTGGAACATATCAAGGATAGTCCTGCACTGACCGCCGTAGCCGCCACCTATCTCTACTATACGTAATCCATTCAGAGGACCAAAACGTTTAACCAGGTTGGATAGTACGCCTATATACTGCAGTGTGGATGCCGAGGCTCGGACCAGCCCAAAATCGTGGGTAGTGGGGTTACCTATCGCATCATTGGTAAAATCGAACTTCAACCATTCGGGATGCTGGTTAAGGATAATTTTTAAATACTCCCTCCCCTGTCTTTTGGTAGAATGTTCAAATATCTTGGTTAGCCTGTTATCCTGTTTGAACGTGGACATATTTATTTCCCTGCAAGCCTGCAGATAGTTATGGAGGTCACTACCCGTTACCATCCAATCTGATGTATCGCTCATGGTTTGGTAGCTTGAACGTTAAGAGATATAAGAGTACCCTCGATATATGCTGCACTATGATCGTCGTAATAATCCTCTCTGTTGCCGGTGTTGGGGTGACAGGTGGTGCGGTGGTCGTAGATTTCTATATTTGTAAAACCCGCAATGCCTAATAGTATTATCATTGATAGATAATCATATCCAACCTTATGCCCATCACCATAAGCTCTGCCGTAAACAGGGCCTAATGCATATTTTAACTGCATACCATCAGCAATTAGCTTGCTAATAACATACATATTCGGTGTACTTATATGTAAAACGCCACCATGTTTCAATACCCGTAACCATTCTTTCAATATTGATACCGCATCATTGTGATCAAAATACGCTATCAAATGCGATGCAACAATGATATCAACGCTATCGTTATCCATCCATTTAAGCGATACATCATTATTGGTTACATGCGGAAAGTCAGCGCCATCTACGCTGATCCAGCCCTCGCTTGACCAGTTCCTTTTACCGCAGCCTACGTTAACCTTTACCACGTTGCTTTAATTTTATTTATGTGATCAATATCTTCCTTCACCATACCTGTTAGATCAAGTGCGAATCTATCCCGTTTATTTACTCCTTCATTGTGAGATATAGGCCACTCCTTCAATCCAACTACCGCCCAATTATCATTCTTTGGATCCTGTGTTTCAAATTCCCATGGTGTTAACCCCTCGGTCATATGCTGCAACAGAAACTTTTTATTCCATATAGACGGTTGCGTACTCAGTCTGTACCTGCTTTCAGGATGAGCCCATACTACACCAAACTGATCGGTATTATGTTCTCTGTTCTGAATATCTTTTGTAAGCCCTATACGGCCTATACCCTCGTACATCAAAGCGCATGCGCAATCTATCTGCTCACTGTTAACAGATGTTTTAAGAAAGGTGTCTTCCATTACCCATAGCAGCCATTCCGCATCCTGCCCCTCTACCCACTTACGTATATCTGTTGACCATTCACACACATCTCCCTGCCTGCCCATTGATACGAACGTAAAGTTACCAGGCAGCGATTCACGTGGAACATCGTAGCCTAATACTGTTACCTGCTGGCCCGGGTAGTATTTATTCCACAGGTAGGTAAATACCGGTAACAGGTGAAGGTATAAATTACTTGTTGTTACAATTGTTCGCATATAAATTCTTTATCTTTTTCTGTACCAACCCATGGCCCATTCTTTACTTCCAGTGCTACGCCATCTTTCATAAACAGGTAATTATGCCCACCTTCACCTACTGTTATCGTTACATCGCCGGGCAGTAGTACATCCTCGTGCAGTACGCTGTTATCAATATCGTAATACGTTGCCTTAACACTGCCCGTCAGTATAACCCAACACTCATTAGTTATCGGGATAATACGTTCGTTAGGTATATGCTTATGCGGTCTGAACGTTTGCCCTGCAGGTTGTTTGATAGTGGCTACCTGCAATGCCGTTGTTTCCGGCGTCAGATCCTGCCTGCCATCGATCCAATCTTCCTTACGGTGGATGATGTGTAGTAGGGTGTTTGGTTTTATGCGGGAGTAGAGGTTCATAAATTATATTTTATATCCTTTGCCATCGGCAATTTCTTTATCTAATCCACGTTCCGGGCCTCTTGTTACTTTCCCTGCCCACTCATCTAGTACGCTCCCCACATCAAAAGCAATACCACCCCTTTCCTTCCACCACTGGCAGTATATCTTGCCTACTACACCTGCACCAACGAGCAACAGCATACCGGGTCTGCAAACTACATCCATCCACCTGGCGGCTTTATTGAACTGTACCGGCCAGTGCGGCTCACCTTTGTAACCACTCGTGAATTTAACCTCTGGAGAAATATGATACCCGCTAACCCTTGCTATATTCCACTTCTTAGCTACCCTTTCCTCTAACTGCCGGCAGCTGATATAAGCCAGTTGATCCCTGTCCTGCAGCAGTGTATCGAATAAGCCTGCATTAAGCATATCGTAGCCTATATCAGTGGAGGTAAACTTATCAGTGGTAATATTACAGTTAGACTTCATAATATCAACTACACCTGTCCAATGGGTGCTGGTTGCTTGCTTGTGCATCGGGACCCCGATAATATCAGCGCCTTCATACGCTGTGATAAGGTTCTGCCTTATCTGCTTTATATCATCCAGTGAAGGGCTGAAACCTAACTGCCTGTTAAGGACAGCAGTATTCGCCAGGTCTAAAGCGTGGTAACTGGTCAAGGCATTAAGGATTATTCCTTCGCCATCCCCTATTCTGACCAATGACAAAGGAGTATTACCCTGCAATGCGGCTAATATGTTTTGAGGAGTGAGGGTCAAAGTAAGTGCGCTTTACTACCATCCAAAAGACGATATGTGTGAAAAATATAAATACTATTCATTCGCAATACAGGTATCCCTAATACACGAACACCATTGGTAAACTCGTTGTCCACACCGAGTAAGTTATACGGCCCTGATTTTGCATAAACCTGTACTTCTGTAAATTTATGCTGCAACCATACTCTCTTTGGTACTACCATCAGGAAACCTGAAACAGGACCGGTAATAGGTGTAACATTCACTTCGCGCTCAGAAACCTCTTTAGCATAGCGGATATGGTCAGCAATACTATCCGTTGCGGGCGCCAGCTTGTCCAGCTGCCCGATCGCCAATTCATGTATCCTGTTGGTCCAGCACGTTAACACCGTATCAGGATATTGCTCCACGTACTTTGCTATGATCATCCCGTAATCGGGTGTTAAGAACATCGTATCACCATCCATGAACACTGCATGATTATCGTCGGTCAACAGGGCCATGTACCTGTTATACTCGGCTCCAAGGTTTTTGACGGTTGAATATGGGGTGAAGTAGTAGATCATTAAAATAAAAATACCGCCTTTGATCCTGAAATCGCCAGCGGTTAACTATTTTGAAATTTGGTATTACGGTTTCAGGCCCATACTACCAATTGATTGAGGCACTAAAGTAATGCGTTGTTATGAAAGATGCAAATTTATTTTATCTCCATACCGGTTATCTGAACAGGACCGCCGTCGGGGCCACTGATCTCGGTCTGTACTTTATCGCCGTACTTCTTTGGCTTTAGTTTAGACAGGAGCCATTTACGCGTTTCAACCCTTAGTTTTGACCGGCTCGTCCATTCCTTGTTTTCAACCTCATATTCCTGACCGCCCTTGCCTGTGATTTTCATAAAGTCGTTACTGCCATCATCAGCTATATCGAGCATTTCCTCTGCCATAAATTCTGCCTGGCTTTCCTTCGCACGTGTGTATTGTGCCAAAAATCCTTCCTTGTCTTCATTTAACCACTTTAAAACAGTACCTACGGACGGCATACCGTCAATTTCGCAGATAGTTCTTAGGCTGTTGCTCGTTGTGGCGATCTGTTCACAGATAGCCCCTGCCATGTTCTTGTCGTATATTTCCGGTCTTCCTGCCATGATTTCAAATTTACGCCCTTTTTCATTCACCGGACAAAATAATTTTTATTATCTCCAATCCTTCGCCCAGGGTTCGGTAGATGTGGCGGTGTGCGCCCTGCGCTGCCATAAGCTCGCCCCATTCGAGTTGACCGTACTTTTTCTTCCCGTTTTCAATGCGGTCAACGGTCAATTGATTGTTACCTGCTTTGGTTTCAATAATATGGAATTGTCCATGATAAAATAAATGAAGATCCCAAACCCCGGGCAATAATCCTGTCGCCTGCATCAATCGAGCCTGCACAGGATTGCGTTTTTCGCCATTTGGGACAGCCCACATCAATCGCCTTAATTGTGGGTACCTGTTCCATACTTCTTTCCAAAATTCTGCCTGTAATTGATCTTCTGTCATAGTATATTTTTTGGGTCATTAAAATTTATAAGATATCCATATACGCCACCCTTGCTTGTTCTTGTAATACCGTGTTTTTTTAATGCCGCTCCAATTCTATTTAAATTAAATTCCCTATTTTCTTTTTCAGATAAATATTTCATTATTGCTGTAGAAGTTATAAACAATTCCCCTTTTAAGATATTTTTACCTATTGATATAAATTCATCTGTTTCCCCAATCTCTTTTACTTTTTTTACTTGCTTTGCTTTTTGGAATAGCTTCGTCAGTTCATCTGTATTATTTCCAGGGCCTGAAATCCACTCGTTAAATAAGTATTTTATTTTTCGTAGTGATAAGTCGTATTTATCTATTATAGATAAAGCATGATCTACGCTTATATCAAAAAACTCGCCACTCATTCTATGGGCTTTCAGTTCAATATGTAGTTTTCTTTCTAAATCAACACAGTTAAGGCACTCAAAGAACCCAATAATTTCTGAACCTGATGGCGAATACGTTTTAAATTGCTGAAACCTTGAGTTGACAGTTTCCCCAGAAGTTCTTCCTATTTTTATTCCTGAAACATTTTTATGTTTAAAGAAATATATAAATTGTTTTTTCATTGAGTAAATATAGTGTAACTAAGTGTAACTTACAAATAATAGCTCGGGTAACTACTTTTATATTAGGGTAACAGCGTAACTTATGCAGGGCAACTGATTTTTTTATGTAGTTACCCTCTTTAAACCCACATCTGTATTGATTAGTAACTTATTTATAAATTAAGGGTAACTACTTTTCCTTAATATTATACAAGGGTATAAATATATTTTATTAATTATTATTTTATTTTTCTGTCCATAGTTTGAACCCATTTCTGCAAAAGTAGTTACCCGAGCTGATTATCAACACTTTACAGTTACCCGGTAGTTACCCTGAAAAAAAGTAGTTACCCGCCGGAAACGATCACGGGTACAGAGCTAATATCGTACCCGTAGGTGCCTTCTTTTTTTGATCTTGTGTACCCAAGTTTTTTTAATTGAGCGCCTATTTTATTGATATTTAATGCATTGCGTGTATGATTCTCAAGGAAAACCTTAATCTGTGTAGCGGTCATGTGATCCCACGGATTGGTCTTTGATGGGGGTAAAAAATGTTGCTGTATCAATTCGCCCTCAATTACCACTTTTGAGTACTGCCCATCGGTAATCGCTTCGAGTTCGTCAATTTCCTCATCTTTTAGTTTTGGCCTTTCACCTTTCTGCACCATAGCGTATGCCTCGGCAAGCAATTGGTATTTATCCAGTGAATTATATAAATTAAAATCAAATCTGCCTACCGATTCCATTACGACAATCCGCCGGTTACCTGTTGCATCGTCCAATACGCCTAAATCATTACAAGTGCCACACAAAGAGGCTATACGGGTTATAAATTCGTTGCCCCGACCATAAGGCGCACGGACATCAAACCCTGGCGCCGCCATAATCCTTTTTTCGTTACGCTCGTCACGGTTACCCTTACCACCATATTCGTCATTCAAAATGATCATTTTTTCACACATCAAAATCTCGTCATCCGTTCCTCGCATTAATTGCGAGCGTCCAAAATACGGCTGCAGTTCCGGTGGCAGCAGTTCCGAAAAAAACCAGGTCTTACCGGTATTTTTACCTCCCACCAAAATAAAATTAAGTTCATTGATGTAGCCAAAAACAGAAGAAACAACGCCGATATACCATCTGCGGGTCATCAGGCAACGCCATTCAACAGTACCTGTTTTCGAATTGATACAGGCGCCAAGCTGGTCGATCCTGTTTTCGCCATCCCATTCAATAGATTTTATAAAATCGGTAATCGGGTTGTAGGAGCCTGTATTGTGGCTCATAATAACTTTAAAGAAAAGATCAAACGTTAACTTTTCAAATATTATCAACGCATCAAGGTACATGGTATTAAAATCCACTTCCGTTAACACCTCGCCGTCATTCTCTATTTTCCTTGTGATCATGTTTCGGGTAAGGTTATAATTATGCCGCAACCACATACGGACATTTTCAACCATCGTTCCCTCGCCGGTAAAAGATGCATTGGATGAAAAAGCCTGTTTAATAATCTCCTCTACCCCTTCAATGCCTTCAAACTTTTTAAGGTTGCTTGCTATTGTGTTGGCATCAAGACCAGCCTTTTTCATGGTGCTGGTGGCCGAAACAACTTTTTTAGTTTGTTCGCTATAAATGTTTATTCCTGCATTTTTAGCATGCCAATATATAGTAGCGATAGTAACACGCTTCCCGTTCCAATCTGATCTATTGCCCGCATGCCCCCACATTTCACCGCACACGGTTTCATCATACTTGTCAGAACATCTGGAAAGGGCATCAAAATATCTAAAGCCAGCTTTACCAAACTGATCAAACAAACCAAAAGCAATATCCCGCCAATCCCTGTAATCATCACAGCAATCAACTTTTTGCTCCACCATTTTATTAACTATTTCGTCAAATTCTGTTTGCACGAAAATGGTGGTAGTAAGGTCACGTTTTTTTTGCTTAGGTAAGTATTTTTTAAACTTAGCAGATTTCTCATTTATATACAGGTCGGGGTCAAATGAAACAAATCTTGTTCGGGAAGGATTAACGCCGGTAGGGTCAGCGGTTACCTGGTATTTTATTAGCAGGTAGTTTGCTATACCTTCAAAGGCTTCACGGTGTTTTTCGGGGTCAATTTTAACTATGGCGCAAAGACCTGTACCCGATACACTTGTAAAAATTGAGTATATGTAAGGATCTGTTTTTAGTAGTTCCCGTGTACTTTCTACCTCGGTGCCTAAGTTATCTATATCAATAGCGATAAAACCGCTATGCTGCTTGCAATCTGCGTCTACACGCTTACCAAAAACGCCGGATATGGTTACATTAGGCAGTTTTATTTTTTCAGACGAACGCAGATCCTTATCGGTGATGGTGCGGATTTTTAACACCTGATCCTGCCATTTACCCGACTGGATAGCGTCTAAAAAAATACTCAATAACACTGTTTCGGTACTCGTTACTTCTTTTACATTTTTGTAAATGCTGATGGCTGCCATTTTTTAAATACTTTTTGTAGTTCTTCAATTAGTGTTTGTTTTGCACGTTCCTTGTGCCACTGGTTATATTTTTTGCCAACTTCTTTACACCAATCGGCAGCCAACGTATCGTAATTGCGGAGGATAAATATAAAGTTTTCTTCGTTCATTTCAGGTACAGTTTTTTTTGCTGCAACCGCTAATTCTTTCCCTATTCTAAAGAAAGGGTAGTACTCTTTGCGTTCTTTATTTTCAGCTATCAATGCTGGTACATCAATACCTTTTGTGATCACAACAAAGTCGTGCATGCGTTCAGCTTCCACTACTTCGGGTGGCGGGAAAAAGTGGCCGCACAAAGGACAAATAAGGGTACGGGCGGCTATTATACCATCGCATTCGGGGCAATACCTTATTGGAGCCACCCCCGGCTTACCTGGCCCGCGTGGATTTCGGAAAATATCGCCCCAATCACGGCTATCACACCAATCGCCGTGTGTTATTGCATTTTGCCCCATATCTATAATGGTAAAGTTTTTCTTTCCTGTGTACGGCCTACTGCCCCGCCCGCAACACTGCAACCATAAAGGCATTGAGAGCGTTGCCCTATTCATTATTATAGTTTCTGTATCGGGGGCATCAAACCCTGTAGTAAGTATAGAAACATTACAAAGGATAGCATCATGCGTTTCCTTGTACCATTTTACGATCTCGTCACGGTTTTCCATTGTGCTGTCAACATTGCGGCAATTAAGCCCTGCATCTTGAAAAGCCTGTGTAACAAGTTCTGAGTGAGCAATGTTACAATTAAAAATAAGGCACTTTGTATGCGGGGTATGTTTAAGGTATGCATCGACAGTATTTTGGATATGCTTCGCCTTTGAAAATTCCTGACCCATAAACTTATCGTCATACTCGCCGTTCTTTATTTTAAGCGCTGCAGCATCTACGCTATGTTTTGGTGCATAGGTAATGTTTTGAACAAGGCTCCCCCCTTCTATCAATTCCGGTATATCTACACCCGTTACAATTTCATCATAGTAATTCTTTAAGGGCTTATGTTTTGATCCTGTTAATGGCGTTGCTGTAAAACCAATAATAAACTGTGAGGGAAAATGATCGTGTATTTTAGCAAATGAAAGGTTATGCGCTTCATCAATAATAACCAACCCAATGTGTGCCGGTATTCTCCTTATCGTACTTTCAACCATACCCACATACACGTTCGATGGCGGTACGAATTTCATTCCCGCTTTGATCATTTGGGCGCTGATGTTGTAGGCGGTAAATAAAGTGCGAACTGTCTGCACCATCAATTCTTTTCTATGTACCAGTATCAATACTGATTTACCTGACTTCTCGATGTACCGCTTTGTGATTGCTGAAAAAGTTATCGTTTTCCCCCCGCCGGTGGCTAACTGGAAAATTATTTTTCGATGTTTTGTTAGTTTTTGGGCGACCTGCGTAACAGATTGCTCCTGGTATGGCCTTAGTTGCATTTTTTAATCTTCTTCATTTAAAATACAGTGATCAATAAAAGCCTTGTGTTTTTCTTTTGTGTCTAAAAGCTCATTCGTATCATAGCGCCGGTACATCATTCGTTCTTGATCATAAAATAAAAACCTGTGCGCTTTCATGTGGTGCTGTTTGGTTAAAAAAATAACTTCAAACCAATGTTCCGGCTGATAAGAAAAATGGTGCTTTTCAAAACCTGTCGGCAATTCCATTCTTTGAGCCCTCATGTGAGCTATTTTTTTTTCAGGGTATCTTTTAAAATAATCACTATTAACTTTTGCGTTACCCTTTCCTGTTCCTTCGTATAATCTATGGTATTTGTTTCTCCCCCGTTTTCTTTCCTTTTTGATAAATGCAGGGTCTAAGATATTTTTCTCGTAATTATCTTTTACATCTTTTTTATTGCACTCTTTGCATTTATTCAAATGGCCGTCACCCATTTGTGCGTGCTTATAAAAATCATCTAACGGCTTCGATTGGCCGCATTTAAAACAGATCTTGTTTGGCATAAAAAAATAGTTTCCAATAAAGGTACAAAAAAGCACTTAAAAAGGAAACTATTTTAATTAAAATTCTGCCATTTTAAAATGGTAATTCTTCGTCCGCTGGCAGCTCTTTTGCGGCTTCTGCTGTTAATGGGGTACCGCCACCAGTTTCTGCTTTCTTAGCATTACCAATGTAAACTTTTCCTTCCTCGTCTTTTTTCTCCTTTGACGAATTAAGCAGCAATGATGAATGTTGCCCAAAATCGTTTGGCTCATCATTCACCCATTGTGTAATGTTAAAGTACACGTGCTTGTTTTTTTCGCTGCGGCTGAAAGCGCTATGCCCTGCCTTTGCTTTTTCCAGGATCAAAGTAAGATCCAAAGAACCGTTTAATAAAATACTCATCTTTAATACGGATATAGGGAGCCGTTGCCTTTATGCTTTAGTAAGGGTGGCAGGAGTCGAACCTACAGTCGGAATAACCCCGATTCTCCACCACCTTCTTGGTGGCTGCTCTATCCATTGGCATACACCCTTATCCGTTAATAATCCTTCACTTCCCCATGCTCACCGCTCAGCGCATCTGCTACCTCAGCGGTGTCGTCGAGGGGAGCAGTAAGCTTAGGTGCAAGTACAGCGTTGATACATGGCACGTCTTTAGGCTCCAACCCCAGCACACACCAGCCTTTGTTGATCTTATCATGATTATCGACCTGTACGATCGTAAATTCTTTTACTTCCCTTGTGCGACCTTTGGTGATCGTTAATGTGTCGCCTGACATGTACCAGTCCATTTGCTTGGTGATGATATGGCTGTGCGTTGTGTTAAACTCTGTCTCGGAGAGTATTAAGGTGTGGTGCATTTTATTGTTTTTTGTGCCGTGAGGCGGTTAGAAAAGTGTTGACTTGAATGGCTTTCCTTTGCCATTCCAAAATATTTTTTCTACTGTTTGTTTTTTATTGTTGGTAGCCGATAAAGAACTCCGATGCCTAAAAGCGTGTACCTCTTCAAATGGTGCTGCGTATTCACTTATATACACGGGGTATTCCGTTTCTGCAGCCCATCGGTAAAACGCATCGTGATCAAAACCACCCTCCTTGTATTCGCCTGTACCCTGGTAAGGAATATCGCAATAAAGTACGGGAGACTCACCGGTTATTGGTACGTGCTGGTAAGACAGGTTTGTGCATTGGAGGTTTTGGAGGTTTTGGAGGTTTTGGAGGTTTTTGATTCGGGCAAGATGTTCGACCATTTCTAAGCTTTGCATTCTTCCTTCCTGTATTTTGTTTTCTATATGTTTACAAAACACCACCCTTCGCTTTTGCATATCCTTAATATTGTTAAGTGTTGGGATATCTACTCCGATACCTTTCATTGCCTCCAGATCGCCGTTAACTATAAACTCATGCGCCAATCTTTTTATTTCTTCTCTTTCCCTGCCGTATAAGTAAGAATCCTGCCCGTTCCCAAAACTCCAGCAACTCATTACAAAACCGCTATACCAATCTGCATCTGTACGATTTATTTGCTCAAAAAACTCCTCCCGGCTTACCCATTCATAAAATTTAGGTTCAAACGTTTTATGGGTACACAAATAGCGCACAAGGCTATAAATATGGCTGTTCAATTCATTGTAGTGAGTGTTAAACCTATAATCCCTGATGGCGGTAAAAGAAACAGATCCGCCGCCGCCAAACAAATCATAAAAATCTGTTAGCCCTTTGTGGCGTGCTGTGATAAATTGTAGTATATCGCCTGCTAATTTTCTTTTACTGCCCATGTAGGGGATTCCAATACTCATATACTTACCCATTTCCCCACATCTGTACGGCGGGTGTTTTGACAATTAATACATTTATTCCCAAACAAACTTTCCTGCGGTGTCAGCGGTTTACCGCAACCAAATGTGATGCATCTTGAAGGTACGAACTCTCTGGCCAACTGTAACTCATCAGGTGGGGTGTAGGTGGTGTGTGATGGTTTATTATCACACACCTTATCTACCCATGCTTTTCGATCCCTGTCGTATCTCTTGCGGTGTTCTTCGGTCATTACAGCGCCGCTTCCTTTTCTGCACAAGCCTTGATATCAGCCATAGCAAAAGCATTTGATTCAAAGAACTTAGTAGGGGATACCGGAACCTGCGGGCAAGACTTATGGTAAATCTGCATTGCGGCAAATTGTGTCGATGTTTTCTTTTCCAGTTCGTAGCCGGCAGCACCTGCAATATGTACTACCCATCCAGCCCTGCAATGCTTTGTATCGCAGGTGTGCCATGCGTCCATGTTTATATCGTTACCCTCTGTTGTGATAGCCTCTAATACTTTTTGATGTATATTCTCAACTACCGGCACAGTAAATGCCGATGATCCGCTTTCCACTGGCGAAGCGTTTTTTAAACCGCTACAACCGCTACAATCGATACAACCGCTACAACCGCTACAACTGCTACAACGGCTACAACGGCTACAATCGATACAACGGCTACAACCGCTACAACGGCTACAACCGCTACAATCGATACAACCGATACAACCG